AGAGGTGGAGAGGTGGAGAAAAGAGGCCCCGTTATGGCCTTCCAAAGGGCCACGAGTGGTGTCGTGAAATGCTTTCATTCGATCCCCCCGAGACGACCATCGCGGGACGCGAGGGCTAGTCACCAGGAGACCATAGACCGAGAGCCGCCGTCAAGCGGCCTGGGCCGAACCATGACCTAAGGTAGGTCTATATATGGGCACAGGGGGGCAGGCCCAAGGTAGGTCTACATATCCCTACCCCTGGGTTCCAAGGTAGGTCGGTATTCCAGTACAGGGGGGTGGGTGTCCGGAGGCATCTGGGCCGCGCTCCTGCCTCGCCCCCGCTCGGAGGTGTGGCGTGCTTGCCACATTCTCCCGCGTATGCGAAGGCCCCCGTGTTGCGGTGCAGTGGCTTCTTTCTCTCCCTGTTGCGCCGCACCCGGAAGCCCCGCTCCCTTGCTGCATTCGCGTTGCTGCGTCGCGGTTGCCCTCCTTTCTCTCTTCCCGGCTTCCGGGTCAGCCCAGCGCCCAGGCGGCCAGGAAGCCCAACACCACGAGCCCGGCCAGGACCCAGACCAGCAGGGGCCGGGCGCCCCGGAAGGGCGACCCCGGCTCGGTGCCGCGTGGAAGGCGGTTCACCGCCCGTTCGCCGTGGCTGGGTTCGCGTCGAGCGCCTTCTCGATGGCGGCGCGGGTTGCGGCGTCCGTTTCGGCCTCGCGAATGGCTGCGGCGGCGGCCTCGATGCGGGCCTGGGTCTCGTCGTGGTCGTCGTCGGCGTTGGCTTGGGCGGCAAGCCGGGCGTGGTCGACGGCGCGGGCGGCGGCCTCGTCGACGGCGTCCGTGATGGCGGGGTTCTGCATTGCGGTCCTCCTGGTTCGTGTTGTGGGCGCTTCCGCCCGATCCCCGTATTGAACCACAGCCGGGGGCCGTTGTCAATCCCTCGTGTTGCGTGACTTTTTCCTCGGCGCGCGCGCTCGCGCGTTGCAAGTCTCGTGCCAACAGCCCACCGGGCCTCGTCGCCGTGTTGCGCGTTGGGGTTGTTGCCCCTTCCTGGCCCTCGGAGGGGGCTTCCGTGCACAGTCAGGGTCTGGGTCGTTGACATAGCCGAACATTGCGTCATGGCCCATCGGAGGGGCTCGGAGAAACACTACCCTTCCGAGTATTGCAGGTGTTGTGTTGCACCTCTGGGTTGCTGTTGTGTTGCTTCCTTGCAACATGGTGCGAGTGCAACGCTGTGTTGCAGTGGCGAACGTGTTGCACATGCGAAGGGCTGTTGCAAGGCGGTGACAATGTAAGACTGCAACACTGTACTGCGTATGCGAAAGCCGTACGTGGCAACGGTGCAACATTTTGCTGCGGCGCAATATATACCCCGAGACGAGCGACAGCGGCACCTCACATACCCCCGCAAGCTACTCACCAAGTCCGGGAAGCGGAAGCCCCGTTTTCTTTTTTAAAAAGAAAAAGTGCCCCCGCTTCCCCACACCCCTGTTACGTTGTGTCCTCGCATTTTTTTCTTATTTCTCTCACTCCTTCGTAGGCGTGGCCATCGCGCGTAGGCGCTCGATTTCAGCGGCGCAGCTGGGCAAGTTCTTATTGATGCCGATGGACATGGCCGAGGTGGTGGCGTCCTTGAGCAGCGCCGAAGTGGCCATGTGAAGGGCCGTCGCCACACCCACCGCACTGCGGAGCGCTGCCAACAGATCGTCCCGTGCTGATGGAGTCTCCTGGCGCGATGCGCGAGTGTTCCACCGTTTTTCAGAATAGCCGTCACGTTCCATTTCGAAGCCCGCTAGCGGACATTCGGCTTTGGGAGGGTGGTAATAACCCTGCGCCTCGCTGTATTTCTTCAGGTGCTCCCTACAGAACGGGCACGCTTTCAGCCCATTCTGCGTTGGCTCGCTGTCGGCTGCAGGGGGAGGCACCATGAGTCCCTGCAGCAACAGTTCCACGTTCGCGAGGTGCCAGTCGGCCTCCGGGTTGAGGTGTAGATCGTGCTCTTCGCCGCATTCGTACAGCAGGCCGCTGAGGATCAGGTGATTGGTACAGTTGGCCAGCAGTGGAATGTCTGTGTTGCCGACGGTGAGGGTTCGCACGTGGGTCATTTTCTTTCTCCAGGTTTGCACTCTCCACTACAACACGGAGAGACTTGTTTTGTCAACGATGTCAGTAGCCGAAGGGGCTGGCGCCGAATTCTTCCTTACAGTATTTACAGTAGTCGATCCAGTTCTGTTCGCTGACGGGCCGACCCTCTTCTCGTAGCGATGCTTCGCATCCGTCTCGTTCTTCTCGCCAGAGCCGGTGGGCTTCTTGGACTTCAGCTTGTGTGAGAGAGTTCGTCATGGTTCGGTCCTTCCTGTGTTGATGTTGAATTGTAACACAGGAAGACTTTCCTGTCAATACTTATAACATTCGGGGCTGTCGAAGTTTCGCGATCCTTTGGATTTCTGCGATCTTGTCGGCTGTGTTGTTGTCGATCTTGCCGAATTTTGCGTCGTCGCCATTCAGTATCGTCGCCATAACCCACGCGTGGCTCATTGGGCCGTTGCGGTCGACGCCTTGTCCGGTGTCGAAGTCTCGCAGATATATCGTGTCGTGCGTGGCGATGGCGTCCAGCAACATTTCGCGCGCCGCGACATTTTCGGTGAGTTGTCGATGCAGTTGGTTGACGAATGCTGGGAGGTAGATTTCGCGTCGGGCCTCGCCGGGGCTGGTGATTAATGGGCGATTTGGACCATTCCATGCGCCGATGGGACGGCGGCCCTTGCCCCGGCGCCAGTAACCTCGCAGTATTTGCTGGTCTGGGCCTGTCCCCGCCGTGCGAATTTTGGTCCCCTGCCACAGGCATTCGAGGCTGACGGCGCTGCATTCCGGGTCGTTCTTGTGAGTCGCCGGGAACATTCTGTTGGTGGGGTTGCTCCATGCCCAGGCGGTGCCGCTGCCGGTCTCGGCAGTATCGTTCCGGATGCAAGTATTGACGGCGTGTGCGCCCTCTGGGAGCTTGGTCCGCATTCCGGTGGCGATGAAGTTCGTCATTGGTTCCTCTTGTGTTCGTTTTGCGTCTTCCTAAATATTAACACGCCCTCTCCCCCCTGTCAATATTACTCTTCTTCTCCTTCCGACACGTTCCCTTGCGCCCGGTCCCAGCCCCGTGGTTTACTCTTCTCCATTCGAATATTCGGTCACGGGGCGGAAGTACCGATGGCGGCCACCGGAAGCGCGGTTAATCAGAACGACGCCGAAGAGGAAGAGGACAAGAGCGATAAGGCGCTGTTAGCGCTGGAAGTACGCTTGAATCACAAAATGAACGAGCGCGCGCTGGTCGTCAGCGTGCTTTACCCCAAGGTCGTCACTGAGGAATACCCCGACCTGGACGTGACGCAGTACGACTTCACCAAATGTGAAACGCGCAACAACGGGAAGGGACCATATTTCAAAAAGGACGTGATCGCGGCGGCCATTTATACCGGCGGAGTGTACGCTGAAATGGCGCGGCTGCTGGGCCGCTCGCGCGGGCGCGTGAAAGAATACGTCGAGGGGAATCCGGACGTGGCGGACGTGCTGGACGAGGTGAGGGAATCGGCGCTGGACTACCTCGAACAGGGCGTGGTGGTGTCGGCTCTGATGGGTGACCAGCAGGATCGGCGCTTCGTGCTGCAAACCCTCGGCAAGAACCGTGGATTTACTACACGCTCGGAGCACACCGGCAAGGATGGCGAGGCCATTGAACACACCATGAAGCCAGTGGATGAAATTCTGGGGCGCTTGGACCAGATGTCGAAGCGGCGCGAGGCCGCACCGACGCCGGAACTGGAGAGCGGCGACGAATGAGCAAGTCTCGCGCCGAGGTGTTGGCGGAATTGAATGATTCGGAGCGTCAGCACTTCTTAAAGGATTACACGTCGGAAGAATTGGATACGTTGTTGTGGGACTGGCGCTTCTGGGGCCGCCCAGAGCAGCAGATGCCGGAGGGTGATCATTGGCAGACGTGGCTGATCCTGGCTGGGCGCGGATTTGGAAAGACGCGGGTTGGTGCGGAGGCTGTTCGCTCCTGGGTCTGCGGCTCGTCGCCGCTTGCTAGAGGTAAATGCGAGCGCATCGCGCTGGTGGCCGAGACGGCTGCCGATGCCAGAGACGTCATGGTGGAAGGCGATTCCGGCATCTTGCGCTGTCACCCAAAGGACTATCGCCCGTTCTACGAGCCGACCAAGCGGCGCTTGACTTGGCCCAACGGTGCTATTGCGACCCTGTATAACGGCGTCGAGCCGGACCAGTTGCGCGGGCCGCAGCACGATTCGGCGTGGTGCGACGAACTGGCCAAATTTCGCTATGCCAACGAGGCCTGGGACCAGTTGCAGTTTGGGCTGCGGTTGGGCATCAATCCACGCCAAGTCGTAACGACTACGCCTAAGCCCATCAAAGTGCTGCGCGACATTATGAAGGACCCCGGCACCGCGATCACGCGCGGTGCTACCTACGACAATCGAGCGAATCTAGCGCCGACGTTCTTAAACAAGATCATTACGCGTTACGAAGGCACGCGGCTGGGTCGACAGGAACTGAATGCAGAAATGCTGGACGACTTGCCGGGGGCGCTGTGGGACCGGGACAACGACATCGACAAGTACCGCATGATGAAGGCCCCGGCTCTCAGGAGGATCGTGGTGGGTGTGGACCCGTCCGGCACGGGCGGCGAGGACGAGGACGGCGGCAACGCCATCGGCATCATAGCGGCGGGGCTGGGCTTCGATGGGCGCGGTTACGTGCTGGAGGACAAGACTTGTCAGAAGGGGCCTGCCGGTTGGGCCAGAGAGGCAGTGAACCTCTATAAGAAGCACCAAGCTGACCGGCTGGTGGCCGAAGTCAATTACGGCGGCGCCATGGTCGAAGCTACTATTCGAACGGTCGACCCGACGATCTCTTATAAGTCGGTAACGGCGACACGGGGTAAAGTGGTCAGGGCTGAACCTGTGGCAGCCCTGTATGAACAGGGTAAGGTGTCGCATATCGGGCTGCTGTCGGATTTGGAAGATGAAATGGTACAGTTCACGCCGAACGGTTATGAGGGTGGGGACTCACCGAACCGGGCGGATGCGCTAGTATGGACATTAACTGAGTTGATGTTGCACGAGACGTCGACTCGAACCAGGGACATCTGATCATGTCTGATGTAAATACTCCGTCACTGGCCTATAAGGCAATGCAAGAACGGTGGCAGCGTGTAAGGGCGCTGATGGGCGGAACCGCAGCGATGCGGGCCGCTGGCGAAGTGTATCTGCCGCGCTTTTCCGAAGAAAGCCAAAACAATTACAACAACAGGCTAATGCGTTCTGTCCTGGTGAACGTGTTCAGACGGGCCGCCCGCACTTTGACCGGCAAAGTGTTTGCAGAGCCGGTGACTCTGGGCGAGGATATGCCGAAAGAAATGGTCGACTGGTCCGAGGACATCGACCTGCAAGGCAACCATATCAACATCTTCGCTAGGCGTTTTTTCCGGGGCGGACTAGTGGCGGGACTGACGCATATTCTGGTGGAGCACCCCAAAGTAGACCCGCAGGCGACGTTGGCCGACGAGCGTAAGAACAACATTCGGCCCTATTTCTGCCACGTCTTGGCGGAGCAGGTGATTGCCGCCCGCGCGCAGATCATCAACGGGTATGAGGTCCTAACGCATTTACGCCTGATCGAATCCACCATCGTGCCGGACGGGGAATTCGGCGAAGCTGAAATTCAGCAGATCAGAGTCTACGACCGCGTTGAACTTGTGGTGGGTCAGCCAGCGGTCTTTTGGCGCCTGTTCCAGATGAGTGAGGGTGGTGACTGGATGGTAGTCGACCAGGGGCAACTGTCCATCCCTATCATCCCTATGGTGACGCTGTACTTCGACCGTACGGCGTTCATGCAAAGCGATCTGCCGTTGGAGGATTTGGCGTTTATCAACATCCTCCATTGGCAGGCATCGAGTGACCACCACAACGCTTTGACCTACGCGCGCTTCCCTATCGTCAAGGCTATCGGCATCAGCGACAAGGAAGCAGACGCCATCGTAATCGGCCCAAATAAGATGGTCTCGACGTCCAATGAAAATGCCGACATTGGGTATCTGGAGCACGAGGGCAAGGCTTTCGATTCGAGCTATAAAGAACTCGACAATCTGATGATCGCGATGGACGTCATGGCGATGGAGCCGATGATGCCGCGCTCGACTGGAGTGCAGACGGCCACGGCTTGGAGGGTCGACGATATTCAGGCCAACTCGCCTTTGCAGGCCTGGGCCATCGCGGCAGGCGACGCTCTCGAACAGGCCTACCATATCATGGCTATGTATCGAACCAATATGGAGTCGGGCTCGGTGACGCTGAACACTGAGGTGGGTCTGAGCCTGAACGACATCAAGGACATCGAATCACTGCTCAAGATGCGCGTTGCTCGTGAGTTGTCTTACGACACTTACATTCTGGAGCTTCAGCGTCGCAAGTTCCTGGTCGACGGTATCGACCCGACGACTGAAGCCGAGAAGATTGCCAATGAGAGTCCGGGCGACGATACCATTGGCGGTGATGACACGGTCGGTGGCGGCGACGATACTACCAAGGCTGCCGAGTAATGGCGCAGATCAACCAGGAACTGCATGACGACACAATTAGGCATGCCGTGTTTCTGGTCGGCCTCGAAGGAGGCGTGGCGAAGCGCATGCTTCGGCTGATTCGTGAAGTTCAGGCCGACATCAACGCTAAATTGGCGAATTCGCCGCCTCTCGTCACTGCCGCTAGACTACAAAGACTGTTGGAATCAGTCAAGCAACTCCACCGTGAATTGACGCTGGCCGTCAACGCCGATCTGGGGAAGGAATTGAGCGGCGTGGCGGCTTACGAGGCTGGGTTCACGCACCGTCTGTTGTCGGGCAAGCCGCGTTTTGCGGACCTGGGCATCGTGTTCGATAAGGTGACGGCGGCTGACGTTAGATCCGCCGCGACGACCAGACCTTTCAAAGGGCCGCAATTGGCTTGGGCCACTAAGACTGAACAAGTGAACGAATGGGGCCGTAGACGCTTCAACCGGGTGCAGGCTGAAATCAAGCTTGGATTCGTGGAGGGCGAAGGGATCGGCAGCATCGCTAGTCGTATCCGCAACGTGGCGCGGATGGACGAAAAAACTGCCGAGGCTATCGCGCGGACGGCAGTTAACCACTATGCCGCGACTGCTCGTGAAACTTACTATGAAGAGAATTCGCATGTCATCGTCAAACAGCGCTGGACGGCAATCTTGGACGGTAGGACCTGTCCTATCTGCGCGGCTTTGGACGGTCAAATTTCGGTTCCAGGTGGTAAGGACGGCCCGCGTCCTCCAGCACATACGCGCTGTCGCTGCACTCTGACGCCTGTGGTCGACCGCTCGTTGGACCCGGACCCATTACCTCTAGTTACTTGGAATGACTGGCTGCGGACGCAGCCACGCAGTTTCGTGAGAGACGTGCTTGGCCCGTCTCGTGCCAAGTTATACTTGGACGGCGGCCTGAAGCTCGATAAATTTATTGACCCATCGGGGCGCTTGTACACATTGGAACAACTGGCGGCGAAAGAAGCGACCGCTTTCAATCTAGCAGGGGCTGGGTGACTATAGCTAAGGATCAGATAACGCCGAAGCGACTTGTCGACTTGAACCCAAGATGGGTGGGCGCTGGCGGTGAAGGGATTACTGACTCGGAGGGCCACCCTGTTCCGAAGCGCGAAGGCGTTGCTTTGGGTTTCGATTGTCCTTGCCCTTGCGGCAGGCGCCATATCATTCATCTTCGCAATCCAGTGGGTGGCGGCCCGTCTGCGGCAGGCGAAGGGGCTAGCTGGGAGCGTACAGGAACGGATTTCAAGACACTGACGTTGCGCCCTTCCATTCGATCCGTTCGCGAATGGGGCGGTTGCGGCTGGCACGGTTGGATAAGGAAGGGCAAAGTCACTGGCCGTGTGGAATGACTTGTGCGAAGTAGCTCAGCCGTGCTATGCTGCGCGGCACCACACCTAGCGCGCCGGGATGATGCGCACTTCTGGCAGGAGGGATTCCGCGTTGCCACTTAAAGCAGTAATCAAGGGAGAAGTTCCTGAGGGACTCGGGGACTACTACAAGCCGAAGGAAGGCGAGCAGGGCGTTTTCGTTCTCGACGTGGAACCAGTCGGCGGGCTGTCGCTGGAGGACGTGAGCGGTCTAAAAACTGCCTTGTCGACTGAGCGGACGAAGGCGGCGGAAGCTGAACGCACCGCAAAGGCGTTTGAGGGGCTCAACCCAAAGACGGTGCGAGAGAAGCTGACACGACTGGAGGAACTGGAGCAGATCGACCCGAACAAGGAAGCGGACCGCATCGCTCATGCCAAAGTCGACGCCGCCGTCAAGCAGTTGAACGAGAAGCACGAGCAGGAACTTACTGAACGTGATGCACGGATCACGCGTTATCGTGACCGGGTGTACGATCAGGAAATCCGCGTCGCCGCCATCGAGGCTATCACGTCGGAGAAAGGCGTGCCGGACCTACTGCTGCCCCACGTCATGTCGTCTACGCGCCTGCGCGAAACGGACGATGGCAAGTTCCTGGTCGAAGTGGTCGACAAAGAAAAGAACGTCAGAATCGGCGACAGCAAGGGCACGCCGATGACTATTGCCGGTCTCGTCAAGGAAATGAAGGAAAACGAGATTTTCTCGCGAGCCTTCGAGCCGTCCGGCGGGAACGGCAGCGGTGGCGGCGGCAATAATGGTAGCGGGGGCGGCGGCGTGCTTGGTCACAAAAAGGCCGCCGAAATGTCGATCCCGGAAAAGTCCAAGTTCATCACTGAACATGGCAGCGACGCCTGGATCAAGAAAGTTAACGACGAGGCCTCAGCCGGGAAGGCTTAAGGCTAAGTCTCTACCGGCGGGACGCCAGTAGAAAGTACCCAGCCCTAAGGTGCCGAGGGAGTCGGGCCTAGGCATTTTCCACAACCGGCTCTGGAACAGGAAAGGGCATCAGGATGGCTACTGGTAAGGCCTCTGACTTCAAAATCTATCATGAGCAGATCAACGGCGGCCTCGTCGAGACTCTCGTGCAGCAGACCAATGCGTTCAACGCCGCTTCGCGCGGCGCCATTCGCATGGTCGACAACCGCATCCGTGGCGACTACGAGTACGAGTCGTTTTTCCAGAACATTTCAGGTCTCGTCAGCCGTCGTGACACGACCTCTGTGTCGGCGGCGACCGACGCGGCTCTGACGCAGGACGAAATGATCAGCGTCAAGCTGAATCGCAAGATCGGCCCGGTGGCGAATACGCTCGATTCGTTCCGCAAGATCATGCGGCAGGCCGATGACGAAGCGCTGTCGTTCCTGATCGGCACGATGGTGGCGAAGGCCATGGCCGTCGACAAGCTGAATACTGCCGTTCGTGCGGCTCGTGCGGCTCTCGACAATCAGGCCGACAATACCACGCTCAAGGCTACCATCATGGCCACTGAGCACCTCGTCGACGGCCTCGCTCTGATGGGCGATGCGGCGGATCGCGTGGTGGTCTGGGTGATGCACTCCAAGCCGTACTTCGACCTCGTGAAGGACCAGATCGCCGCCAACATCGACGGCATTTCGAATTTCAACGTGGCGAATGCGGCGCCGGTCACCCTCAACCGACCGGTTCTGGTCACCGATTCGGAGGCGTTGCGTATCGACGGCTCTCCGACCGGCGACTACCAGTACTTCACTCTCGGTCTGGTGCCCGGCGCCATCGAGGTGGAAAACTCCGAAGAGGAAATGATCCACGCCGAAATCGTCACCGGCCTGGAAAACCTCGTCATCCGCATGCAGGGCGAATTCGCCTACAATCTCGGCCTCAAGGGCTTCCAGTGGGACGTGGGCAACGGCGGCGCGAACCCGACCGATTCCACGCTCGGCACCGGCAGCAACTGGGACAAGGTGATGGCCTCGGCTAAGGACCTTGCCGGTGTCGTGATCGAGACCAAGTAGCGTGTTGGTACTGGTCTACGGTAGGAATGGGGCGGCCCTGAAAGGGGCCGCCACTTCTTTAAGGGCGCTGGGCCATAAGGTCGGTCTGCGTTCTTCAATGGACTGCCGCCGGGTCGACCAAGTAGACAAATGCGACTGCGCCGTGGTTCTGGACGAGTCCAAGAGAACGACAGAGGTTCTTAGGGCCGCTGGAGTTAAACTAATGCGCTTAACGAGCGCAGGGGCTCTAGTGGACGAAAGCTACGGCAGTAGAAGGGCGCGGACACATGGGTCTGGTCGTACAGAAAGACAAGGATGAAGTCCGCACTTTCTCTTTTGACTGGTCGGAGGAAGTCGAAACTTTAGGTTCGCCCACGGACCTGCTCGACACGGTGACTTATGAGTTGCCGGGCGGCATCGTTAAAGATGCTGACTATATCGGGGGAAATTCCAGTTTCATCACGTTGTCCGGTGGGACGGCGGGCCAGATGTATCGGGTCATCGCCACCGCGACGTTGGCCTCTGGCGCAGTCTTCCAAGACTCTCTCACCGTCCATGTCGTGGACCTTGCCGTCGGTTCTCCCCAGCCGCAGTCGGTGGCTTTCGTGGTTGAGACCGGTGCGGCTCTGTCGAACAGCAATACTTACATCAGCGTCGATGATGCGGACGCCTACCATGCACTGCGTGGTAACGATGCATGGTTCTTGGCCACGTTGCCTGCCAAAGAATCGGCTCTGATTAAAGCAGCTTTTTACCTCGTCGCCAAGTATCGTACTCGTTGGCGCGGCATCAGGGTGAAACGTGAACAAGCGCTGGACTGGCCACGGGCTGGCGTCATCACTGAGGACTTTTTCGACCCGCAGACGGACCCGCGCCCGGCGTTGTTCCCGAACCTAGCCTATGAAGTCCCAGAGGATGAAATTCCTAAAGAAATCAAGGATGCGCAATGTGAGATCGCGTTGCGGATCATCGGCGGCACTGATCCTCTGCCTGACATTTCCAGCGGCGGCGACATCAAGAAGCTGGTTGCCGGGCCGGTGTCGGTCGAATACTTCGGGGCAGGGCAGGGCACGGCAGAAGCCTCTATTGAGTTTCCGATGGTTGATGGTATGTTGCAGGTCTATTTGCGCACCGGCAAGGAGTTGAAGCGCGGATGACTAATCCTCTGCTCGGCTCGCTTGCCAAGTCGCTTTACGACGCCTTCAATTCCACGCTGGCCTATAAACTCACTCTCCATTCGGTTGCGGAGACAGAAGGCAGCGACGGCTCAATCACGCAAGTGGAGACTGACCACACCGTTAAAGGGATGATCGTGGAGTATGGGGATCGGGTGCGGTTTGAAGGTCTGGTGCCGGATGGTGCGAGGCGTTGCATCGTGTTTCAAAACTCTACGAGCACCGAAGTTAAAATGTTCGACCGCATAACAGCCACGGTTGGTCCGTTCGCTGACCAAAAAATGGTCGTGGAAAAAGTCGCCCAAGACCCGGCTGGT